TTTTTACCTGATACCGATTTGATACCAATCTGGAGCTTTTCCAGCTCCGCCCAGTCTGAGCTTGAGTTGAGCCAACGCGCATACGTCGTCAGCAACATTTGGACACTGTGGCCAAGCTGCTGAGCGATGAATGCGGGGTTCATGTTGGACATTAAGCATATTGTCGCATAAGTATGACGGCAGTTGTACGGCGGTCGATAAGGCATCGCCAGCTCTTTGAGTGCCGGCCCCCACTGTTTGTGCAGATCGGAGGTCTGTTTGATGTACTCGCTGTTCTTCGACGGCGGGAACACATAGGGAGTCGTCTTGACTCTGCCGATACCCTTGGCGCGGCGCTCGGCGTACTGGCGAGCGAACTCGAGCGCATGCAGCGCTCGCTCGTTCAGCAGCACGAAACGATCCTTGCCGGTTTTGGTGCGCTCTTCGACGGCGGTCAGGGCGACTGTGCGGCAGACGTGAACCTGGCGTTTCACCAGGTCAACCGCCTCCCAGCGCAACGCGGCGACCTCGCCCAGGCGAAGCCCCGTGAAGAACGCGAACTCAAAGAACGCAGCATATATACCGCTGGGCCAGTGTGTCGTCTGATACAGGTGGTCGATGATTAGGTTGGCTTCGTCCAGGGGAAACGGGTTGATCTCCTTGCGACCTCGCTTCGGGAGATCGATCATTTTGGCCGGATTTTTTTTGATCAGCTCTTCAGCCACGGCCGCATCCAGAATTGTCGAGAGCTTGACCAAGGCGTTGCGCCGAACACCAGGAGACGTCCACTCCGTAGCCGCAATAATGCGGCGTAGGAGGGTGGTGGTAATCAGATCAATGCGCACCCGGGCAAGCGGTGGAATCCAGTAAAGGTTCAGCGCACCCTTATAGTTGTTGCGAGTACCGCTGGTGATGTTCCGGCCATCCAGCCACAACTGGGCATACTCGTGGAAGGTCGGTACACCACCGAGTAATACCGATGACCCAGGAAACAGCTCGGCGTACTTGGCGTCATCCAACAGGCCGAACTTGATCAGGTTGTCTACTTGATCGCGTAATTGGGATGCAGCTTTAATGCCCTTCTGCGTCGTGGGATAGGGGAGGGTTTCGCTTCGGCGGATACCGTTCCAAGTAAAACGAATCCTGAGGGATTTGCGGAAGAGTTCAACTCCATCGGGCAAATCCACTGTGCTTCTTCCCATTCGTAATATCTCTTTTTGCTGTACATGATGCGATTCCCCAGTTTGTTCCAGACGCCTTCGGGGATCTGCTTGCGGGCGCGCCGGGTAGCGAGTGCTCTAAATGAAATGCCCAGGATATGGGCCATGACCTCTTCCGATACTTTGTCTACCTCGGGGTGCGGCAATGTCTCCAGTTCGGTGCTGGCCATCACAGTTTCTCCATCGCGCGGCGGGCAATGCCTTCGGCCTGGCGTTGTTTGCTGCATTGTTCGTGGTTGCCGTGTGCCCGCGACTTGTTGCACTTGTCGCAGATGGTTTGCAAATCTAGAGGTGGCATTTGCCCGCGGCGGATTCGGACTGTTCGACGAAGTGCAGTCATGCGGCCTTGCACATATTGGGTTTTGAAGTCGAGTGGAAGCTTTTTAAAGGAGGTCATGAGTTGACCTCTTCATTAAGTGGCGCGTTGATCAGGTATTGCGGTTGCATATGCTGTGTTCCTCGGTAGTGCCCGCCGCCGGGATCATTGGTGAGAGGCCGGCGACGGGGTGTTGCAGTGGTGGTTAGCCCAAGTTGAAGCTGCCGATGGTCAGTTTCGCGCCACCCCCGACTTCCTGTTGAACGACGTCCTTGAATTCTTGTGCGAGGTCTTCGCGCAGTTGCTCTTCGCCAATCCAGCGCAGGCGCAGTAGGGGCTTGTCACCGCCGGTGAGGACGGCAACACGGAGTCGGATGATCTGGACCTTCAGCCCTTCGTAGGGCTCGACGGTGAATAGGAATTCGGCTGGCAGGCCTTCGGAGGATTTGGCTTCGATCTGGTCCATCGCCGAACGGGATGCGCTCAGGTCGCCGACGACATGTTCGCTCTTGCGTGCTTGCTCGATGCTGATGGAGCGGATGGCGCTCGCGGCTTTGCGCAGATCGATGTGGCTGTCGTCCGCTGCAAGGGCTTGAAGGTTCGACGCCCAGTCCTCAATCCAGTCGCTCAGGTCCTTCTGCGCGAATTGAATGGCGGCGGCACGCTCCAGTGCTCGGAAGGCCGCAGTCTTTCTCAAGTTAAGCGTGGCGGTGAAATCGCCGTGCCCTGGCTCTTTGGTATTGCCCAGGTTGAAAATCACGGTGCACGACATGGCTGCTGCGTCGACAAAGCCAGAGGCGACGGTATCGGCGCTTTGCTCCATCACGTAGTTGCCGAAGTCCAGCAAAGAGTGGGTGGTGAGCGCGCCGCGGAAGCGACTGCGAGCGGCTTGAAACTTCTCGATGCTGTGGATCTTCTGATCAGACGGCAGCACCAGCGCCGGAGTGAAGGTGCTCAGCGGCTTGGCATAGGCCAATACGGCGGTGTCTTGAATCAACTGAATTGCTTTGGCTTCCATTGGATCGTTTTCCTTTTGGTGGGAGGCATGGATAGAGCGATTAGGATTTCGCGTGAATCGGCGCGGCGTCTCGGTTGAACAACTGGCCCGCGCGAGGCGCTTCGGCAAACAAGGTCAGGCGACCGCCCTCGTTGACATGCATCGGCGTGTCGAGGGTTGTGTCTTCGCTGCGGCTGCCGCGTTTGGTTGGCACCTTGTAGGCGAGCTTGTGGTTGACCGTTACCTGGTGGCTGTCGGCAATCTGTTTCAGCGTGAAGGTCAGCGTGACGGATCCGACCTTGCCGTTATCGACAACGCCCGCTGCCACTTCGGAAAGGGCGTGGCCGATCTGGTTCGCGAAGACGCCCGCGTTGAGTTCGCCGATGAATTCGGCTGTGTCTGTGGGTTTCATGTGCTGTGCCTCATGGAGTGCGAGTTGTTTGCCCCTGGACGGCAGGGGCCACCGATAAATCAGGCTGCTTGCTTCGCCGCTTGGGCGTCGAGGAAGTCAGCCAGGTCGTGCAGGTAAACCACGCGCTTCGCCCGTGCCGAGTTATGCAGCCGCTTGACGACCAAGGCGATACGCCCGGCCTTGATCTCTTCCAGCAGGTAGCGGTCGGTCCGGATGTGCGTGAAGTACTGCTCTCGGACTGCCGTCAATGACGGGCAGGGTGTGGCGAACTGTCTGCGAAGCAGGTCAAGGGTGTTGCTCATGCGGCTTCCTCCCCGAACCCCTCCGATCGGGGCACCAGCTTGAGGCGGATCAATTCGGCCAGCCCTTCCTTGCTTTTGCCCATCGCGGCGGCGCAGATTTGGCCTTTGGCATCAGCCACCACGGCACCGAATGGATACTCGGGTGAGTTGGTGGGGGTAACGTAGGCCACTTGCCCGTCTTGAATGACGTTGTTGACGCAGCGAAATACCTCCGCCAGATCGGTACTCAGCACCGGCATGCTTTCCAGCAACTGGACGGCTTCGGTCGAGGCGCCGATTAGTGTGGCGCGGCTGATGACGCCGGGGCAGTTGAGGTAGATCGGGATCAACTTCAAGGCGCCGTGGGCTTGTGTGTAGGCGTTGGCTTGATTGGTTTTCATGCGGCGGCGTCCTTGTTCGTAATGGTGATGCCCAACTTCTTTGCCAGCCAATCCACCCCGGCTTCTTTCACCATCACTACGGCGTAGTGAACCGGTTTGCCGATCGTGGGGTTCCAGCGGACGCGGGGGTCTGAGTACAGGCGGCCTTGGTCGCGATACTGGCTGGCGAGGTCACCGCTGCTGTTCAAGATGCCCAGCTCCCGCAACCTGGTGCGGAAGGCGCGGGGTTTGATGCCGAGCACTGCGGCGGTTTGGTCCAGGGTGCGGTTCATGGCGCTGTCCTCAGGCGGCGATCAGTTTGCGAACGCGGCCAAGCAATGCTTCCGAGTCGGCCAGTACCTGATCAATTTGCGCCAGCCGGCCGGACTGTTCTGGTGGCGCGGGTTGCGCCGACTCAATGCGGCCGTTCGCGATGTCCTGGATGAAATCCCTAAGATGCAGGTGATTGGCTCGGTCTGAGCGCTTGAGGGTCAGTTCGCCGGTGTGGCCGCCCAGGTCAACGTTGATGACTGCGCTGTTGTCGGTGAGCTCCACTTCAAAGCTTGCGTGGATGATTTGCTCTGGTCGTTGAAGTGGGCAAACGGCGGCGCCACCAACCTGCAGCATGTGATGCAGCAGATCTTGTTGAGCGAGAGGGATGAGATAGCTGTTCATGCTGCATCGCCTCCGAGCGGCCAGGTGTTGGCATCGATTGCGACGGTATTCACTGGCTGGACGGCTTCGGTGCGGCCTTCCGGCGTGGTGATCACCAGAAGACCGGTGCGGTGCTGGATGGCCTCGACAGCTACGCGGTTACTGCAGACAGAAGGATGCAGGTAGACCGGGCAGCGGGTGTTGCTGTGCTGTGTGGTTTGCATGGCTCGTACTCTTTGGTGAGAGGTGTACGAGGCAGAAATTAGCAATAGCTAAATAATTGTGCAATAGCAGATGCTAAATATTATTTTTGAAGTCGAAAAAAAACCCGCGCATCGGCGGGTCTTTCGACAGAAATGGATTAGAGCAGGACTGAATACCAGAATACCTTTCCGATCACGATGATTTCGTTTTTTAGCAAATCAACTGCACTGTACTCTTCATCGGGATGCTCATCACGATTGTAGCTGCGCATTCTTAGGCCACCGCCTGGTAGGCGATACAGCGTTTTGACGCGCAGCTGGCCGCCATGGTTTAACGCATACATCTTGCCGTCGGTAATAGTAGTGCAGCCTTGATCAACGCCCACGGTGCTTCCGTGCGGAAGGACTGGCTCCATACTGTTACCACTGACAGTTACGCAGACAGCTTCAGTGGGTTGAACGTTTTGGCGCCGCAGCGTCATCTTTCCGAATCGAAGCTTTTGTTTGTGGGACTGGTGTACAGCGGTACGGCCGCTTCCAGCGGATAGCTCAACTTCCTTCAGAAACGGCACGTAAACCTCGTCATCATCCAACGGAGTATCGTCATCCCATACGTCGATGGGTCCGAGATACTCGGCATTACCTTCAATAGTTCCGTCTTGTGAAGTTGACTGCTGGGTTTTTCCTGCGGTCGTTGATTCATACCTCGGGGCGGACGGCGCTGTAAGAGTGCCTTCTGGAAGCCCTATTTTTGCTTCAAGGTTTGCAGCAGCTTTTTCGCCAAGCGAACGGTGACCGTTCAGCAACTGTGAAAGGTATGAGGCATCTAGATTGTGCTGTTCGGCGAACTCTTTCTGGGATTTTCCACCCATCAAATCTCGCAAAACCTGAATTCGCATTTTTTTGGTATCCATCTGCCAATCATCTCCCCCCGTTAGCAAACAGTAAATTACTGTTTGCTATTGCCTGATGCATTAGCAGTTGCTAATCTCGATGGCCTGAAGGAGGGGCATATGACCTTGCACGAATATTTGAAGACTCTTGATAAGACTGCTTTGGAGGCCTTTGCCACTCATTGCAGGACTTCTGTTGGGCAGTTGAAACAGGTTGCTTACGGAAATCGACGAGCGAGCGCGGCTTTGGCAGTCGGTATCGAGCGGGAGTCAAAAGGTGCAGTCATTTGCGAGGACCTTCGGGCTGACATTGATTGGGCCTACTTGCGTGGTTCCAAAGCTGCTTAAGGGTGCCGGACTGGGGCCTCTCACCAAAGATCCCCCAGCCCGGCGACGACGATACACAGCACATGCACATCGGTCGTGGTCGTAGGATAGGGTTTGCCCTGGACTATGGCTAGACCGTAAACAGGGGATTTACGGTTATGAGTCGAACAGATCTTTTGCCGGACGCTGGTCCGGTCCTTCCACTGCGTCAGGCGATTTATCGCGCTGGTCGTGACTACAAGGGCGGAATTACCGCCCTTGCCTTTGACATGGTGTTGGACAACGACACCCTTCAGAAGAAACTCAAACTCGATGAAGAGCGTCGCTGGCTCAATCCTGATGAGCTGGAAGAGCTGATCAGGTTGACCGGCGATTCGCGTTTGCTTGATGCCCTGATGCGTCCTGCAGGGGCCGTCTGGTATCGCCCGGTGCCGGTACCGGCCACGCGTGATGCGTTGAAAGCCGTTGGCAAATTGCTGGGAGAGACCGGCGAGTTTGTCGCCGCGATGCACGATGGTGCTGCCGACAACGTGTGGGAGCTTCACGAAGTCCTCGATCTTGAAAAGCAGGGGATGGACGTGATCCGCGAAGTTCTCGGAATCATGGCGGGTGCGCGTCAGGCGATGGAGGATCGTGCTCATGGCTGATGAAATCGATCGCGCCAACGACCAGGCGCAATACCTACTCGATGTCGCGCTTCAGCGCCGTCGCCTTCCATCATCCAGCCGCGCCAGCGCTGAGTTTTGCGCGGATTGCGACGGCCCCATCCCGTTGCTTCGACAGCAGACGATTGCCGGTTGCCAAACTTGCGTCGACTGTCAGGGGTTGCGGGAGGCTCGGCGATGACTGAACCGGCCAAAGGAATAGCCATCGCTTCATGGGCAAAACGTTACATCACGACTTTCGACCTCGCCCTGGTCTCAATTGAACCAGGAGAAAAAGCCCCTAAGGGGCTGGGGTGGAACAAGCCGGGCGGCTACATCACCGATGCGTCCGCCGCCGAAGCATTCTGGCAGCAAAACCCAAACCATAACCTCGGTGTCGTGCTTGGTCCGAGCCGTGTCTGTTCGCTGGACGTCGACGACGTTCAGTGGACGCGGCATGTGTTGTATGAGCTGCTGGGCGTCGATCTGGATTCCATGGCGTTGGTGTATCCGACCATTGTTGGTAACCCTGCGCGCTTCCGGATCGTGTTCAAAGTGCCTGAAGGCATTGAGCTGACCCGGCACTCTCTTTCCTGGCCGAATGAAAAAGATCCTGACGGTTCGATTCACAAAGGTCTGATGGATAAAGCCAAAGCTGCGAAAGAGCAGGGAGATGCAGTCGGGGAGGCTGCGGCGCGCGCGGAGGCTGAAGAGTACAAGCGTTTCACGGTGTTCGAGCTTCGCGCTGGCCTGGTTCAGGACGTGTTTCCGCCTTCGATTCATCCGGGTACCGGCAAGCCTTACACCTGGAAAACCCCACCGAATGCCAACGACGGCCTGCCGACGCTGACTCTCGATCTGCTGAATATCTGGCAAGGCTGGGAATTCTTCAAGCGTGATGCCGAGGCAGCCTGCCCGTGGGCGATCAAGCCGACCGCGGCGCCGGCGAAGGTCATTAAGCGTTCGGCACCTGCGGCGGGTAAGCAGCCGTCGGTGATCGACGAGTTCAATCGCTGCCACGACATCGAGGAACTGCTGCGTACTCACGGCTATATCAAGCGGGGCAGCAAGTGGCTTTACCCGCAGAGCAGCACCGGCCTGCCGGGTGTGACAATCGCTGACGGCAAGGTCTATTCGCACCACGGTGCCGATCCGCTCGCGAACGGGCATCAGAACGATGCCTTCGAGGTGTTCTGTTTGCTCGAACATGGTGGCGACCAGTCGAAGGCGGTGAAGGAGGCTGCGCGTATGTTGGGCATGCAGCGTTCATCACGGCCTGATCCGAGCGATCTTCCCCCGACCCCATCCGGTGTGACGAGCGAGCCGAACTGTGCGAACGATGACATCAGCGAGGCCGCTCCGGCTTCTGACGGGGGGGCGGGGGAGGCGCTGACGCTTGAACAGTTGCTTCGTCGTTTTGCGCTGGTCGAGGGCACCACACAAGTGTGGGACTGCGACCAGTCGCGGGTGATGAAGAAGGCAGCATTTGAAGCGCGGGTGGGCAAGCCACTCGCCAAGGCGTGGCTCGATGACACAGGCAAACGGTTGATTGCTGATGACCACGTCCGCGACATCGAGCAAGCGCGGCGCATGGCGGGTAAGAAGGGGGGCGCGCTGGGTATGCCACCGACTGACCGATACGTGTACATCGATGGCACCAAGGATGTCTGGGATCGGGAAAAGAAACGGCGCATTGCCGAGGGCGCGGTGAAGATGTCCCTGGGTGACACTTATCCCCTGTGGCTGAACAGCAGCGAGCGGCGCACCGTGGATGTCGAACATATTGTGTTTGATCCGACCATGAGCAAAGACCCTGCGGTCTACATCAATACCTTTGATGGCCTGCCGCTCGAACCAGTCAGGGATGACGAAGCCTGCGCCAACCTGCGCTGGTTGATTTCGTTTTTGTGCAATCACGATGAAGCGGCGGCCCAATGGCTGATCCGCTGGCTGGCGTACCCGTTGCAGCACCTGGGCGCCAAAATGGACACCGCCGTGCTGATGCACTCGATCATGGAAGGCTCGGGCAAAAGCCTGCTGTTCGCTGATGCGCTGGGCATGCTGTACGGGCAGTACGCGGCAACGGTCGGCCAGACGCAGTTGGAGAGCAACTTCAACGCCTGGCAAAGCCGCAAGTTGTGGTCGGTGTTCGAAGAGGTGGTAAGCCGTGACCAGCGATACAACCAGGTGGGCAAGATCAAGCACCTGATCACCGGCAAGACGGTGCGGATGGAATCGAAGTTCATCAACGGTTGGGAGGAAGCCAACCACATGAACGCGGTGTTCCTGAGCAACGAGATTTTGCCGTGGCCGATCAGCGACAGTGACCGCCGGATGCTCGTGATGTGGCCCATGGAGACGTTGCCGGTCGAGCGGCAAAAGGCAATCGGCCGCGAGCTGGAGCAAGGTGGTGTCGCGGCGCTGTACGGCTGGTTGTTGTCGGTTGATTTGGGCGACTTCAACCAGCGGACGCGCCCGCCGTCAACGGACGCCCGTGAGCGACTGGTGGCCTTGAGTCGGGCCGGATGGCAGACGTTCCTGCATCTGTGGAAGTACAGCGAGTTGGGCCAGGGGCTTTGGGGGCCGTGTCTGTCGACGGACCTTTACTCGCTATTTCTCGAATGGTGCCAGCGGAACAAAGAGCATGTGATGAGTCAGACGAAGTTCTCGCTGTTCATCAGTTCCGAGGTCGATAAGACGCGGGCCATTCCCTGGACCGATGGCAACAACCGGCGCTTTGGCGCTTTCTTCTTTCCCGTCGATCAGGACGCTTCCCCGCCCCCATCACTGAAGGCGGCCGAGCTGGGCAAGCAGGTCGAAAACTGGCGGGCCAAGGCGAAGCTGGCGGGCTGGCATGTGGATAGCTGGGATCACATCAAGGTGGCCGCCGCATGACTACATCTAAAAGTGTGTTGGGTGTGTCGGGTGTGTGTTGGGTTGATTTCAGATACCCCACACAGCTTAGAGCCTTTTTTTTCGGCGGTTTGCGGGCTTTGTGTCGGGTGTGTTGGGTTTCGCTACGCGTGCGCGCAGGCGTGACGTTAGATGTTCGGTTTCGGATGGCTAATTATTTTCTTCATGCGAGAACAGAAATACCCAACAAACCCAACACACTCAACACAACTCGATTAAAGCTGTTGATTTATAAGGGTTTTAGCTGTGTTGGGTTTGTGTTGAGTAGCGTGTTTTTTGTGTCGGGTACGGTTTTCGGGGGAGTAGGGCGATGATCGAGGCAATGGAAGTACTGCTGAAGCATTGGGGTGAGCAACTTCGGCTCAATGGCGAAAGCGGTGGCATGGGCAGCCCAATGGCAACGATCATGGAGTGGGGTGGCTGCGCGCCACGCGGCACGCCCGGGTCCCGAATCATCCTCGGCGCTGGAGCAGGGCCTGATGCGGTCGCACAGGAGATCGCCGCTGCGCTGTCGGAGATTGGGCGTCAGGGCGAGCAGGGTGATCGGCTGATGCGATTGGCAGGCCTGCGTTACGGCGATGACCCGGCGCCGACCTGGCTGATGCAGCTGCATCTGCTGGGGATGGAATCGAGAGCGAAACAGACTTACTACGACCAGGTGCATCGTCTGCATGAGAGGTTGCTGGAAGTGCTGGCCGATCGCGCTGACGCCCGTAAGTGGCTTACCGCTGGTCGGGGCGTTTTGCCTCAAAGTCTCCTCAAAGTTGCGTCAAAGTTGC